AACGCTCAATTAACTGCTCCATAAAGCTCGGGTCTGAACCATAGAGAGCCGCGGTCCGCGAACCACCGACCCGGGCACTCTCCCGGAGTCCCGCAGTCGGATCATCACCAGTCAGCTTGTCGTACAAGACAGTCATCATGCCCTCTTCTTCGGGCATCTCTTCCTGAATTTCTTGCGGCAGGTAATCCAAATAGGCGGGGTCTGATCCGGGGGCCGTGGTCTGTAGGTCAATAAGCGTGACGTCGCCGCCATCCTGCATATAACGAACAGGATCGTGCCCAGCCGCACCTAAATTAACCGCAGACTTGTACATATGGACGCCTTTCTGGTTTAATAATACACTCGCACTCTAGCAGAGTTTTGTTCATCTTCCCAGTCATCAGTTGGTAGCTGGACAAAATTTCCTTGCCTATATCGCATAAGTGCCTGCGTCATACTATCAACCAAATCATCATGTTCCCCATTCGGGAACGCCGCTACTTCCTCTATCATCTCATCAGCCCACGTCTCATCGGGGGCCCAAACCATGCCAGCCTCAAACAAGGGTGACACACTATGTACTCTTGATACCTTATCGTTACCACGGCTCGGAGTAAAGTTAACAACGGGTATCCCCATATTGCGCAATTCATGCGTCAAAGGCATACCACTCGCCTTCGCCTCAACAATTACCGTGTCAGGCTCCCAAAATTTGTACTCATCCAAGGCGATCTGCTTCAACTCGGGGAAATCCCATCTCCCCTTCTTACTGTCCAACAATATTAAGTTGGGCCCCGAACCACCCTCGTTCGGATAAAATACACCCCACGTCGTAATCGCACTAAAGTCCGCCGTTTCCCGCTTACTAAACGCCGTATCGTAACTCTGGATCACATACTCCAACTGCGGAACCTTCGGCTTCTCCCAACAACGCCACCACTCACGCTTGATAATCGCGTTCTCTTCACCCGTAGGATTTTGCTGATACTGCGCGTTCCACTTAGACGGAGGAATAGATGCGCGGACCGCGGTCAAATCTTCCAAAGACCAAAATTCTGGCCAGCACGGAGTCCCATCCTCAAATATCGCAGGAAGTTCTATAACTTCCCATTGATCCGCTAACGGGTCTTTAGCCATCGCCTTCAACAACTGACCCGTCATGTCCTTCTCTGACCACCGGGTCTGAACCAAAACAATCGACCCACCCGGCTGGAGACGTTGTCGGGGGCCCCCAGTGTACCAATCCCAAGCATCGTCAAAACCACTGCTCGACATCGCAGTCTGCTCCGAGTGCGGGTCATCGATAATCACCAAGTCACCACCACGACCAGCCAAGTTCGAGCCAACACCAACAGCGTAGTACATCCCACCTTTGTTCGTGTCCCACCGGCCACTCGCCTTACTGTCCGCAGCCAGACGAACCTCCGGGAAAATCTCCTTGAACTCGTCGCTCTCAATCAAATTCTTCGTCTTACGGCCAAAGTTAACCGCCAACTCGGTCGTGTGCGTCGCCTGAATGATCTTCATTTTCGGATTACGGCCCATCATCCACGCCGGGAACAAATACGACGCAAACTCCGACTTCGTGTGACGAGGAGCCATGTTGATTATGACCCTCTTTAACTCACCACGGGCCACGCGTTCTAACTTTTCAGCAATGATTTTGTGATGACGGCCCGCGATGAAGTCAGGCCAAACTGTTTTCACGAAAGTTAAAAAATCATTTTGGCACTTTTCGTTAGCTTCAATCTGCGCCAATCGAAGCTCAAGCTTTAGTTTTTTCTCTTCTAGTGCCGGATTATTTGCTGCACTCATGGGGGCCCCTAGCTAACTTTTGATACGCAGTTTTTCGTGTTCCACGTGGAACAAAATGCGGATGTTTCACGTGAAACATAGCACGGAATATATGCGATTTTAACCGCAAATATATAACAGTTAAAGCCGATACGAAAATTTAGGTAATTATTCGAGAGAAACATGGCCCTAGCCACCGTGACCGGGGCGCGGGGGCGGGGGTCGCGGCGCGTCGATTTCGGCCTTCGATCTGCGGTTTTTGACCCGATAGTCAGGGGCCCCTGCCCGTTTTTCTCGGCCCTCTGATGTCGGACCGCGGTCCAGCAATCGCGGCGCTTGCCGGTCGATCCGGTGCCCGCGGATCGTGGCCCGATGCCCTCGGCGCTGGGCTAATTGCCACCGGCTGGGCTGCTCGATCCATGCAGCGCGGCGGGCGGATAACTGCCACCGGCCAGCGATAACCGCCACCGGCTGGGGGTGCGCGGGACGCGGCCCGTACGTTTTGCCATGGGGGCGCGGCCCTTGGCCCGCCTTGTTTAACTGTTAATCACCAGACATAAAAAAGGCCGCCCGAAGGCGGCCAGTGTTGCGCGGTGGCGCTGGTTTAGCTGTGGTCAATACTGACGATAATATCGCCGTCGCGGATCATGTCTCGGACAGTGTCTCGGATTTCAACGTAGCCGGTATGGTCACCCTCTAACCGCTCGACGCGGTCGCGTAGGTCTTCCAGCGGGCGGCATTGCTCGACGGCATCGTCAATCATCCTTTCCAGCTCGGGCCGGATAATGGCCAGCAACGCGGCGGCGGCCTCGTCGCGCTGGGTGCGTATGCTTTGAATTTCGCCGCTCATCTGGTTAACGCTGCGCTCGATCCGCTCGGCATAGTCGCGCAGGTTTTTGAGATCATGCGCGGCTGCGTCGAGATCGTGGGCAAGGTCGGTCTGGTCAGTCAGTCGGACATTGCTTGCGATTGCGTGTAGGTGGTCGGGGTTTGTTTTTAAGTCGATCATGGCTTGCGCCTCCGTAGTTGTTAAAAGTTGCGACGGGTTGCCCCCCGTCGTCTGCGATTATATGCGATAACTTTTGAAAAAGTAAAGCCGCAAAAGAAAAGGCCGCCCGAAGGCGGCCAGTTGCTGCGATGCGCTGCCCCTAGTCAAAGCGGGCAATCTTGGCGGGACCGTCCAACCCGTCGCGGATCGCGACTATCCCGTAGTCGTAAACATAGCAGAAAAACCGCCCGTCAAATCCAAAGCGGGCCAGCGGGGCCATGTCCGGATCGTCCGCAAATTCGCTGCGATATGTCCCGTCGACGTCGACCGATCCGCCGAAGGGATAGCAAAAGCCGCCCATCTGATATTCGGCGTCCATGCCGTCCGCGATGGCGTCCAGCGTTAACGGCTCGCCGCTATTGCTGGCCATGATGCAGGCCGCGCAGAAAAAGTCGGGGATGATCCCGCAAGCTTCCAGAATGTCGCCGGGCCGGGCCGATCCGATGCGACGATCCGCGGCAGGGTTTAGGACACGATCCAGCACAAAGTCGCTGGGGCGGATTTTCAAGGTGTGAATGTTTGCCATGGTTTGGCCTCCGTAGGTTTCAAGTTGCCGGGCTTGCCCGCCCGGTGTCTGGGATTATATGCGATAACTTTTATAAAAGTAAACCCCCATAAAAAAGGACCGCCCGAAGGCGGCCCAGTCACTACGGCGGCGCGGTAGTTTTATGCTGCGACCTTGTCCAGCAATGCCCCCGCTTTACGCTCGATTTCTATGCGGGCGTCTTGGTGGGGAATGTCGCGGGCGATTGCGGTAATCGCTTGCGCTGCATCCCATACGGTTTCAACAGGGCGGCCCTCTTCCTCGATGTGGCGGGCTGCCGCTGCCTTGGCCAAACGTCCAGACAATCCGGCGCGTTTAGTCAAAAACGCAAGGCGGTCGTCGTCATCGCTCGCAACTTTGGCGGCCTTGGCTGCCTGCACACCCTCGACAAAAGTCGCTGTCGATCCATTGGCAAACGATTGCAACGCAGGGCGGGCCTCCGCTGCGAAGCGATCCGGCGCGAATTTAGTGTGACGGATTTTAATTTCGTGGAAATTTTCAACGCCCCAAAGGTTGCGGTTCATACAAACCCCGCGCAGATACATCGCCGCAATGCCTGCGGTCTTGCTGCCCGTCTCACTGTTCCAAGCGTAAAACCCGCGGAACATCAAATCGGGCTCGCCGTTGGCAAGCTTGCCCACCTCGATGGGGTTGCGGTCGTCAACAAGGAAAACAAAAACGTCGCGGTCGGATGCAAACAAAGTCGTCGTTTCCATGCTCACGGGGATTTCTGGATCATAAACGGCCAAACCGTTGCGGCTGCCGGTCATCATGCCGGGCACTTTCCAGCGACCGCCAGACGCGTCAACCAAGTTTTTGATCGGTTCCAAAATTTCCCAGTCATAAATCCGGCCATAATCGGGGCCAGTTGCTGCCCGTAGTTCGCCGCCGTCTTGTTGGTGCCCGTAAACTTTGACCAGCTCGCGGCCTCGGTTATAGCGCAAACCCCATTGGATACAGTCCGCCGCCAATGGCGCGGGCAAGTCTTTTAAATATCCAGACGGTGCGCCCGCCAGTTGGGCAAGCTGTCCAAAGCTCCAATTGGTCGGGGTGTTGATATGCTCGCGACCGTTGTCGTCGTCATATTCAACAAAGATATTTCCGGCGCTGGGGCTGCCCTCGTCGATGTCGCCAACAATTTTCATTTTGTGGGTGTCGACTGTGCGCGACGTCATGCGGTGGGCGTCGATTTTTTTATAGGCCAGCATATCATCAAGCGATAAAAACTTTTGATCGTCTGGGCGGCTAAACCACTGCGACGAAACTGCGCTGTTTCCGATACCATGGGCGAAAGCGTTGGTTGTGTAAGTCATGATTTTTTTTCTCCGTAGAAAGTTAAAAAGGCAGGCCATTGCCCGACCTGCCTCTGAACTGTCGCATAAAATCCCATAGGGCGCAACATAATTTTTAAAAAAGTTATTCCGCGCCAATATCGCCCGCAACATGGTGGCGGATGATCGACCGCGGCGGCAGTGACTTGGCAAAGCGCCGCACCTTTTCCGCGTCGGTCTCGTCGGGCTGGTCGCTGTTTGCGGTTTGATCCCACCAAATCCGGCAGTTGCCCGCGTCGGCATAGCATCCCCCGCGCTGGGTCGGATCGGCTGCCTTTTTCTTGCTCGGCCCATGCGCTGTAAATCCGATGATGTAATCACGATCCCGACGCGCACAAAGTGGATCGCCGTTTCCACACTGGGCGCAAGATATGTCGCGATATTCTGCGGGGCATCTTACAATGGTTTTTCCGTGGGGTGCTGCCGTCTTGCGACCGTGCCAAAATGTTTCGGGCACGACCACCACCGTCGGAACATAATCCGCCGCAATGTTGGCGTTTTCTAAATATTCCGTTGAATAGTTTATAACCGTCTTGCCCTCCCAGTGATTTCGAAACCACTGGTTCCAATGAAAATGCGTGTAGGTAAACGAGACGCCCTTGGGTGGTACAGCATCCAACAACGCGTCAAAATATTCCCAATCTATTTCGGCCGCGCCTTTACCACTGCAATTCATTTTGCAATCGCTTGGGCAAGTTGCGTATTTCTCGCCACTGCCCGCCCGATAAGTTACCGCGATGCCTTTGGTTTTTTTGGCCCGACTAATTTCTACAGTCTTTAACATGGTTTGCCCTCCGTAGGTATAAGACATATCGCATACTATACGACATAAAAAAGCCCGCAGTCAAGCGGGCAATTTTTTCAAAAGTTATCTTCGCCTTTTGCGGATGCGCTGCTGCGGTCGTTTCATCGGTCGCCCCCGCTTTTGTTTCTCTTCCCATTCGCGGACCTTTTCGGGGCCATGTTTCAGATATGCCCAAAGCTTTGCAATTATCATCATCCGTCGTCACCCTTGCCGTTTTCCGGTTCGTTTATGAAAGTTCACAATTCTCCCGCAAAAAGGCCCCTTCAATCCTTCGCAAATGTAAAAGTCTGGGGTCTCTGTGAGAATTTTATACAAGTTCAAATTCTCGTCTCTGTAATACCTTTCCATCATCCGTCGTCCCCCCAGTCTTTTTGATCCCCGCGCTCTTCGGCTTGCTCATATCCCGCACGATAGGCCGCAATCTCGTCTTTGGTCATGTCGCGCATGTCGACACGGTCGCTCGTATAACTGCCGCCTTTGTAATAGTGCGGCGTATATCCACGGCCATACCAAAAGTCTGCGCCGCCCCGATCAAACGGGCCGCCGTGGCGTTCGTCGTATTTCTGATCCATCACGCGGCCTCCAGTTCAAGACCGGCACATGCCATGGCGTGGCGAACGGACGCGGCATAGATGTCAAACGCATCTTGCTTGCGCAGGTTTGAGTTGACCTCCAGCCCGTATCGAACGGCATAGCCAAAAGAAGTTTGGAACAGCTCAACCGACGCTGCCCCGTCGATTTCCGTTTTCATCAGTTGTTTAAGCATCTCATATCCTCCGTAAGTTAAAAGAGACTATGGGATGTTATGCGATTATCTGGGACTTATCAAGCCAAAAATTGTTTCCCAGTCGGGATCGCCTTCACACTCGAACAGCGGCTCGACCTCCATGCCTGCCAACTTCAGGTCCATTGCGGCGCTGCCCGGATACAAAAACACACGCTGCGGCATAGTTTTTGTTTTCTTTTTCAGCACCAAAACCCACGCACTGGCATGAGCATGGTTTGAAAGCCAAGCGACTTGGTGGGGACGCAGCTCGACGGCTTTGCCCCCCGTCGCCTTCAGCTCAACAAAATGAAAGTCTCCGTCTTCGTCACAAAGCAAGACGTCAGGCACCCCGGGCATCGCCCACGTTTCAAGCCTCGTCGCTATAATCTTCCGCGAACTCTTCGTCAGCCCCCGCTTCATCATTTGCCAAAAGTCTGACTCGCGCTTTGTCGCGGTTCTGGGAATTGTTTTGTCCTTCGGGAGTAACGTCGATAGTGATCGGGGCATATTGGTTTTTTATCTCTTCAAGGGCCTTCAGCACATCTTCCTTGCTCATGCTGTCGATGCTGCCGTGGCGGATTTCTGATTTGCTCACATAGATGTCGCCCTGCGCTTGCCCCCGTCGATACTCAGCTTGGACTGCTGCCGAATATGCGCCGTTCTGCAAAGCCATATCACGGATGGTCTGCAAATCTCGCAGGTGTCGTTGGTAGGTCACGCCATACTTTTCGTCCAGTTCGGCGCGATAAGCTTGGATGGCTGCAACAACATGCGGGCTTATGTGTGGATTGGTTAGCTCATAGGCCCGACTATGGGCAGAGCTTGCGGGATAGCCTGCATTTATGGCCGCTTCCCTCATTGTGATCTGTCCGTCTTTCGAGACAAGCTCTTTTACAAACAGCTCTTGCTTGCGTGTCAAAGGTTGGGCCTTGGTAGCCCGTGGTCTTCCGCGTTTTCTTACAGGGGCCACAGGTGTGGATTTTGCGGTGTCCCCTTGTCTTCTTCGAGCCATGGCATTCTCCAGTTAATTAGAGGTAGTTTAGCTTAAATTAGCCCCTTTGTTTATATAGAGCCAGAAAAAAAATTCGAAAAAATTTTCCCACGACCCCCTTAACGCAGTCTTGCCCCTTGCTGGTTACACAAACTCTGGTTTCGTTACATTTTATTTTTTCTGTTTATGAAACTTGTAAGTCTATATATATAAAAGACTTTTTGTCCAAAGTTACACGGTTACGCCGGTTACGGGCATATTCACTTTCACCTTCGGTTTGGATTTGAGGTTCTATATATAAGAAAGCGTGTTTCTAACAAGACCCGTGGTCCGCGGTTCATTGTGCGCTCCAGACGCTCATGTTGTCGTCGAGCATTTTTTTGAGGCTTTGTATTCTGGCGATTGATCCGTGGGCCAAGTTCCGTGGTTGGCTTCTAGCGAACGTAGCGACCCAAGACGGGGAGGTTGGTGTGTGCATGACGTCAGTGAGGGTATGTGCGACTGCTTCGAATACGTCGCGTTGTGTTGCGCCGTGTTCGACTTCTCGTGCGATTTCTGCGGTCAGTTGCAATTGGATGGAAGTGATGTAGTCGATGGTATCGATCATGGGGAGAGCCTCCGTGCAGGATTATAATTTAATAAAATATTATTTTATTTTTACACGGAAGGCAAGTTGTTTAGAAAGGCGGCTCTTGCCCCGCATACTCGGGTTTCCACGGTGTTGGTTTGTGGTCCGCGGGTTTTGAGGAAGAGGTAGGGTTCTTAGGTTTTGGCTTGCGGACCCCGAGTTGATCGAGGTCCACTTCGAGCCACAGTGGGATGTTGTCGGTCATTTTCGCATTTCTTCTCCTTTCAGTTCTTCCCATACGAACGTAGCTGTTCGATTGCCTTCTGAGCAATCTCCACCGCCTGCGCCAGCTTGGCCTCCGCTTCAAGCGCCCGTGCCGCCCACTCTGCCCGTGATGCAGACATGATTTCGGGGTCGTCGCCCATGCTGTGGATCACGTCTGCAACAAGGGCCTTGAGGCGTTTGTTCTCGGCCTCCAGTTCCTCAATCCGCCCCTCGGGCAGTTTACTCAAATCCCATTTCGCCAAAACTATTTCCCTCCCTCAATACGCTCCAGAACCAAAGCAGCTTTCAGGTAGCGCCCTTGCAGCTTCAAGTGTTCATCTTCAGTCAGCCGGATGTCGTGCTTCGACCCCATGCCGTTGCGGCGGTTGCGCAGCGCGTCATCCATCGCGCAATACACAGTCCACGCCTCGTCTGCTGTTAGTTTAATCGCCATCAGCTTTTCCCTCTGCGCAAATCCGACAAAGCGCGGGACAGATCAAGCGACGCACGTTTTACAGCCGCTGTTTCCTTGAACCCGATGATCTCCATATACCTGCGGAAATGTTCGTCCGTGTCATGTCGTTCGATCAATTCGTCGCACCGTTCGATAAATCGCAGAGCTTCGCTTCTTGCACGGGCAATTCTTTCCTGTTTGGTTTTAGTCATCGATTTCCTCCTCGTTGATCCGTTCCCACTTAAACCCGAAGAACAAACGCTGCATCATGCGGTGAAATGCGTTAGGTTGTTGTCCTTCTTCCCGATACCAGACGACGTTTGCCGCAAGTTCTACGCGCCATGCGTATTTTGGTTGTTCGATGGTTTTATACAGCGTCGTCATCTT